CAGAAGTTCGGCACCAGCCCAGACGAGATCGAAGGCAAGGCGTTCGGCGATCAAGTGCTGGAAGCGGCTGGCATTAAGTCTTTCATCGCTGGCGAAACCACTCGCGGTCGCGCTGAAATCAAAAATACCATTGTGAACTCTGGCAATGCTTCTTCACAGCATGACCAGTTGCCTGGTGTTGTGCCTGGTGCGTTCCGTCAGCTTACGGTAATGCCTACGGTAATGCAGGGTTCCGCGTCTTCAAATATCATCTACTACTCAAAAGAGCTGGCATATACCAATGCTGCAGCGGCAACTGATGAAGGCGCATCGAAGCCTGAAAGCACGCTGACTTTTGAAGAAGTGAATGTTGCTGTTAAGACCATCACAACCTATCTTCGAGTGTCTAAGCAAGCGCTGAGTGATTCAACCTTCCTGTCTTCATACATTGAGCGCCGATTACGCCATGGTGTGAACACTGCCGTTGAAAACTATGTTATCAACGATACAACGGATGGCTGGCTGGCGACTGGCAACAATACTACTACCAGCCCTCTGCTGACTGTTGATGTTTATGGCCTGGCTAACAAGATGAAAATGGAAGTTATCGCGGCTGACTACGAGCCTAGCTACTTCTATATGAATCCGAAAGACTGGGGCGATGCAGAAACCACGCGCCGCGCGGCTGGCGACAATGCGTTTATCGCGGCCTCTGGCGCTGTTAGCTACGTCAACAATGGCTTGACCGCTCTGTTATGGGGCTTGCCTGTTGTGCTGTCAAATAACGTTCCAGAAGGAACTATTATTTGTAAGTCCTATGAGGCTGACATGTACGCGAACCGTGAAAGCACGATTGTGGAAATGTTTGAGCAGGACGGCGACAACGTGACTAAGAACCTGGTTACTGTTCGCGCTGAAACTCGCGGCGCTGAGCTGGTGTTTACTCCTGCGGCCATCCGTACCGGTGACATTAGCGGGATCACTGCGAGCTAATCTAAAAGGGGCGGCTAACATAGCGCCCCTGCTTTTGAGGTGAATATGTACACAGCAACAAAAGATTTTAAAGCCTACGCCGTGGGCGATGTTAAAAAAGGGCAGGAAGTGCCTTTCAATAAATGCTGGCTTGATGCTGGAATGATTGTAGAATCAAAACCAGAGCAAAAAAAAGAAATCGAAACAAAGCCGCAGCCTGAAAATAAAATTCAGACTAAGAAAAAGGGCAAGAAGTGAAATATCAAGTTGATGTAATTGCGCCACCTACCACGGAGCCAGTGACGCTTGGCGAGGCAAAAGAGCAATTAAGAATTGAGGCTTCTTTCACTGAAGAAGACAGTCTTATTTCGGCACTTATATCAACAGCCCGCGAATATTGCGAGGCATTTTGCAATCGGTTTTTCACTGAGCAGGATATTATTATCCGTTTTTCTGGCTCTATTCCGGCTGAGTTAATCCTTCCGTTTCGCGGCTTGTCTGTTACTGCTTCTTCATACATTGATGACGACAAAACAGAGCAGCCTTACCCGTTGGCCAAACTTTTTTTAGACCCAAATACAAACACGGTCTATTTTGACGAGCCAAAAAGCGCAAAAAGTTATAATATAACATTAACAACCAGCGCACCTTCTGATTTAAGCAGGGTTAAGGACGCCATAAAAATGATTGTGGCCGATATGTACGAGCACAGAACAGAGCAGACAGGAGGCATTAAGCTGGAAGAAAATAAGGCGGTAAAAGCCCGCTTATATGCTCTGCGTGACGGGCTGGGAATATGATTAAGTACCGACCTGGTGAATTGGATCAGCGTATAACCTTTCAGTCCAAACAAAGATTATCGGACGGTATGGGTGGTGCCGCTGAGTCATGGGTCGATATTGACACTACCCCGACAGTCTGGGCGCACACACGACCAAAGACGGGCAAGGAGTCGTTTGAGGCAGATAGAATCGAGGCAAGCGCCTATATGGTTTTTGTCATTCGAAATCGGTCGGATTTGCTGGAGTCGATGCGGATCGTATGGGATGATATCCCTTATAATATTCGCTCAATAAACCAGAGCAAAAAACGCGCAATGTATTTAGAGATCGAAGCCGAGCGAGGCGTGGCGCAGTGAGCAAAGAGACAACGATTGTTGGCATTGATGAGATTAACGAATTGCTGGGCGATATTTTGCCACGCCATGCTCGCAATCTGTCACGCTCGTTTATACACGGTATTGCGTCAAGAGTAGCAAGAGAGGCGAAAAAGAAAGCGCCAAAAGACACAGGCAATCTAAAAAAATCAATCAAGGCAAAGCGCAGAAAGTCGCCACCTGGCAAGCCTGTTTCTGACGTAACGGTACGCCGTGATGATAATGTAGATGGCTTTTACTGGCGCTTTGTTGAATACGGCACAGCAGGCAACAATCCCCAGCCAGCAAGGCCGTTTTTAGAACCAGCCAAGCAAGAAGTTGCCGCAAACATCGAAAAAATAGCGGATGAAGTTTTTACACAGAAGCTTGCTGCCGCTGTTAAGCGTGAAAAGAAAAGGCAGGCTAATCAATGAGCGGTTTTAGCGAGGCGGTGCAAACTGCCATTTATCAGAAGCTAACAAGCAATGCTGCTTTAATGGCAGAAATAAAAGGTGCTTATGACAGAGTTCCGGAAGGCAATCAGGATAATGATTTTCCTTTTGTTGTTGTCGGCGATGATTCAGGCTCTAGCTTTGATACTGACACTGAAATTATGATGACGTTTAGCGCAAATATTCATACTTGGTCGCGCTATGGCGGGCGGGCAGAATGCAAAAAGATACAGGGCTTGATTTATGATACCTTGCACAGGCAGAATTTATCATTCACTGGTTTTGATTTTGTAAACATCAATCAGGAAACTGTACAAAGTTTTTTGGATAATGACGGGCGCACAACTCACGGCGTTCAAACTTTTAATTTAATAATCGAAAGGACTTAGAAATGGCTAACATTTCCCGCGACTTGCTAATCAAAAAAGGTGCCACTCGCCTAGCTGGTATTAATTCAAAATCCATTGCTGTGGCAAAGGAGGCGATTGACATTACTACGGACGAAGATAACGGCTTTCGAACTCTGGCAGAAGAAGCCGGAACGAAAACCCTGGATATTTCATTCTCAGGCGTGACAAAAGACGCAGTATTGCGCGGCCTAATTATGACGGGCGGGTCACAGCTTTATACTGACCTGACTATTGAATACCCACCACTAGGAGGCCAAACCACTGGAGACAGTATTTCAGGTGATTTTTACCTGAACGGCCTGACTGAAAACGGCGGCGGATCTGATGGTGCTATTGAATTTGACGGTACTTTGCAATCTTCCGGTGAGTGGACTTTTACGGCGGGTAGCTAATGAGCGTATTTAAAGAAATCACATTAGGTTTCAAGGGCGAAGAGTTTAAAGTACAGCCTGGTCAAGTTATGCGTTTGATTGCTATGGTTGAAGACGTTATCTCTTTGCAGGATTTAATGAACGGCCCGAAGCTATCAAAGCTGGCAGAGGCGTACACCGTTGCGCTTAACTACGCTGGTGCTTCCGCGCAGACCGAAGAAGTTTACGAGTCATTATTCGGTGAGGGCGGCGCTGGCAATGTTCAGGCGTCAATCACCACGCTGATCACAATGATGCTTCCGCCAAGCTCGTACAGTGCAGGCGAAGATCCAAAAAAAAAGTAAGCGAACAAAGCGGCTTGATTAAGTCGCTTTATCAGTCGGCGGTGTCTTTAGGGCTTCCGCCTTCTGAGTTTTGGAGCATGTCTCCCACAGAGTTTTGGTGGTGGCTGGAAGTTAAACGGCCTGACATGTTTAAAAAATCGCAGTTTGATAGACTGCTAAACCTTTTGGATAATGGGTTCTAATGGCTGAATCAGATATTTTTGTTCGTTTTGGTGCTGACATTGGCCCATTAAAAGAAGGTGCCAAAAAAGCAGGCCAGTCTATTTCAGAGGTGGGCGCAAAAGCCCGACAATCTGCAAATGACATTGGAAAATGGGGCGCTGCGGCTGCTGCCGCTGCTGCCACAGCTTCAGTTGCGCTTACAAAATCTGTCGCTGAATCTGCGCGGGAAATTAAAAACCTTTCCGCTGTTGCTGGTATTTCTACAACAGAATTTCAGAAAATGGCGGCAGGGGCAAAAACGGTTGGCATTGAGCAAGAAAAGCTGGCTGATATTTTTAAAGATGTCGATGATAAGGTCGGTGATTTCATGCAGACGGGCGCTGGCCCGCTTGCTGATTTCTTCGAGAATATCGCGCCGAAAGTAGGGCTTGCAAAGGATGCTTTCGCGGGCTTGTCTGGCTCTGAATCCTTGCAAAAATATACGGACGCATTAGAGCAAGCTAATGTTTCTCAGTCTGAAATGACTTTCTATCTTGAAGCCATTTCCAGTGACGCAAAAATGCTCCAGCCATTGCTTGAAAATGGCGGCGAAGGGTTCCGTAAAATGGGCGTCGAGGCTGAAAACTTAGGCGCTGTTTTATCCGGCGCTGACATTGCCCAGCTAGAGAATCTGAATAAAGCCATTGATCAGGGCGAGCTTGCATTGTCCGGCATGGCAAATACAATCGCTGTCGATCTATCCCCTTATCTGGTCGAAATAGGCGAGAAAATATCAGACTTTACTTCTGACACTCAAAAGATGGATGATATAGTTTCATCATCGGTTGAAGGTATAGCGCAGGCGGTCGGAGTAATGGCCAATGCTTGGCGCGGTGTCGAGGTTGGCGCGCAAGGCGCTGAAGTTGCGTTTGATGCAGTAAAGGCCGCAGGACTGGCTGTGTTCTCCTCGCTGGTGGACGGGGTTGATATTGCCCGCGTCACAATTCTATCTAATATCAATGGGATCATTTCAGAATTAAATGCCATTCCTGGTGTTGATATCGCCCAAATAGCACTCGGCGGCGAATCGTCACTGGCGGCGAGCATTCGAGCGCAAGCAGCAGAGGCCAATGCGGCGCTCACTCAGTCCCGCGATGAGTTGCACAATATAATGATGGCTCCTTTGCCATCTGAAGAAATCGAAACCTTTTTAGAATCCGTTAGGATGAAAAACGAGGCTGAGCGATTAGAGTATGTGACCCACAAGCAAAACCTCGCAAGTATAGATGAGCAAGGAAAGGCGGAGGCGCTTTCTAGGGAGCAAACATTCGCAAATGCTATGAACTCCATATCATCCACGTGGACGCACGCCGAGACTGACGCCGTTGCTGGCATGTTTGGCAATCTTTCTACTCTTATGCAGACTGAAAACAAGCGCATGTTTGATATTGGGAAGAAAGCCGCCCAAGCCCAGACCGTTGTCAGCACATACAGCGCCGCTCAAAAAGCCTATGAGTCATTAGCTGGAATTCCCGTTGTTGGCCCAGGGCTTGGTGCCGCTGCTGCCGCTGCCGCTGTTGTTGCGGGTGGTGTCAGACTTCAGGCCATTAATAGCACAAGTTTCGGCGGTTCTAGCTCAGTATCCGCTGGCGGTGCTGCTGCCGCGCCTGCTGCCTCTGCCGCCCCCGCTGCCGCGCCTGAACCTGAAAGGACTGTAAGATTGGAATCATTAGACCCATCATCTTTATTCACTGGCCAAACCGTTACAAACTTAGCGGAACAGCTGGTAGAATTGCAAAATGACGGTTTTAAATTGGTGGTTTGAATGAGTATTTTTATCGGATCGGCGCTTGTTCTAACTGAGCAAGCGGCGGGGGAAATTGAAAAGGACTTCGGGATACTTGCTTATAACAATATTCTGACACCTTCAAATATCACGGCCACTAGCGAAACAATCCAAAATCCAATAACAAACGTCACGAATCCGGCGACCGCTTTTGTGTGGAGCGCTTCGGATGCCTCAACGCAGACAATCACTATTAATTCAGGCGGTAGCGAGGTTGATTACATAGGAATTGCTCGACACAATTTAAACCAGCCAGGGTTGACGGTTGAAGTTCGCTTTAACGGGGTGACTGTATCTCAGCCAGCGCCAGTATCAGCTACACAGGCGATTCTATACGCGCTGAATATTGCCACGCCAACAACGGTCGAAATTGTTATATCAGGCGCTACAGAAGCCCCTAAGATCGGCGTTATCTATGTCGGAAAGTCACTACGGCTACAGCGCAAAATATATGTCGGGCATACTCCGATAACTTACGGACGAAACAGAAAGACAATCAACGGGATGAGTGAAAACGGGCAATATCTAGGGGAAATTGTTGTACGAGAAACAAATAAAACGTCAGTATCTCTAAGCAACTTAACACCAGAATGGTATAGAAATCAGCTTGATCCATTTATTGCTCTCTCACCCCGTCCGCCTTGCTTTTTCGCTTGGCGACCAGAAACCTACGGCGGTGAGGTTGGTTATTGCTGGGTATCTGGCAATCCTCAGCCATCAAATCAGCGCAGCAATGGCATGATGGAATTTAGCATGAATCTAACGGGCATAGCATGACAGAAAAAATTGATTTAATTGAAATTGATTTAGACCGCTGCTCAAATAGTTACGGGCAAGCCCCTTGCTCTGCGTCAATTCCTGCTACGGGTGAAATAAAGTGCTTTAACTGCTGGGCAACTTGTCAGGACAAGAACAATTACAGCAAAGAAATTGTCACGGCCAGATACTCAACATCAAGCGCCAAGATACCTGCTGGCATTGATGCTATTCCAAGTATTGAGTCTATAAATATCCGTCCGGCTAAGCTTGAGCTGGGCGAGTCTATCGGGGTTCGCGCTTCGATTGATATTAAATTTATTGACTCCCGCTATCCAGACACAGGGCCGGAGGGTGATAGATATCTGGCTGACAGGGATTACGATCCGTACCAGCGCGGAACATACTTCGGAAAGTTTCGCGCTCGCTGGCCGTTTATTCAGAATTCAAATATCAGACTGATTCGCGGCGACACTTCGCAGTCAATCGCGCAAATGGAAACAAGGCACTTTATTATTGATTCCGTTGCTGGTCCTTCAACGTCCGGCACTTTCAACATTAAATGCAAAGACGCCCTACAGTTGGCTGACGGTAAAAAAGCACAAGCGCCGCTCATTTCAAATGGCGCGCTACTATCTGCAATTGTAGCGGGCGACACTTCCGCAACACTAACCCCGCCCGGTATTGGAGACATTGAATACCCAACATCCGGCATTGCTCAGATAGGAGGCGAGGAGGTTGTCAGTTTTACACGTTCGGGCGATAACCTGACAATCACTCGCGGCCAGTACAACACAACAGCAAAAGACCATGATGCAGACTCTCGGTTCCAGGTCTGCTTGCAATATAGTCCTCAGTCTGTCACGTCAATCATTGAAGACCTGTTGATTAATTATGCTAACGTGCCCACTGAATTCATCCCCTCAGCTGACTGGGCGGACGAGGATTCGGTTTATATTGGTCGTAACTATTCTTCACTAATCGCAGAGCCTACCGAATTCAATAAGTTGATTAATGAGCTTTTAGAGCAAACCGCGAGCACTGTTTGGTGGGATGATATAAATAAGCTTCTAAAATTTAGGGTTCTTCGCGCTGTTGATTCCGGCGCGCAGCTTTACGATGACAACGTGTTAAAAGCTGACTCGTTTAATTCAAAAGATCAGCCAGATAAGCGAGTTTCTCAGGTTTGGACGTATTACGGGCAGATAAACCCTTTGGAAAAACTGGACGAGCAAAAAAACTACGCAACAACACTCGCCACGATATCTCCTGAATCTGAATTGAACTTTAACGGCGTGCCAAGCATCAAGCGCATTTTTTCGCGCTGGATAACAGATACAGGAAGGGATGCGGCGGAGCGCCTGAACAATCTAATACTATCCCGCTACACTACGCCGCCAAGGCTAATAAGTTTTGATCTCCATAAGGACTCATCAATTATTGCGCCTGCTCTTGGTGGTGGGTTTAATGTTAAAAGCTGGACAATTCAGGACGCCACAGGCGAGCCTGTTTCGGTTCCTGTTCAGGTTGTGCAGTCAAAATCAACTGACACCCAATACTCAGTGCTGGCTGAAGAAGTTTTATATGAATCCTCAGTCGCGCCAGAAGATCCAAATATAAAAAATGTATTCATCGACACAGACAAGGAAAATCCAAACTTTAGAGACTTGTTCAACTCTCAATTTTCAACACTTAACAGTGGTGATACCGCCGTATTTACAATAGAAACCGGAATAAATATTGGCTCAACAACCACTAGCAGGCCAGCTTTTGATTTTGGGTTATGGCCAAATGACGTCACGGTAAAAATTGTTAATCGTGGCCTAATCGCAGGCAAGGGCGGCATGGGCGGCAATGGTGGACAATCAACAATAACCTCCTTTAACTCTGGAAGCTCAAGCAATGGCGGCAACGGTGGCAACGGTGGCGCTGGCGTTGATTTCAACACCCTTTCCGGCTCTCCAGCTGTTGTTATCGAAAACGAGGGAATTATTGGTGGTGGTGGCGGCGGCGGCGGCGGTGGTGGTGGCGCAAGAGGTCAAATTGAAATTGATTCAGACTTTGGAGAAAACGTATACGCTGCTTGCTCCGGTGGTGGTGGCGGTGCGGGGCCGTATATTAGCGGCGGCGGAGTCGGCGGGAGTGTTTCTATTCCTTCCGATACTGCTAACGAGTCATACAAATCAAGACAGGGCGCCAATTCATCATCCTCAACAGCTGGACAGCCTAGCAATGGCGTTGGTGCTGGGGGGGCGCTTCCACAATTTCCGGTGTATCTTCTGGGGGGATATGGTTCGGTGTCAGGCGGAGTTGGCGGCAATGGGGGTGGTATTGGCGTTGCCGGATCTTCTGGCGGTGGCGGATCAGCAACTAATGGATATGGTTCATCTGGCGGCGCAGGTGGTCAGCCAGGCGCAGCTATCAATAAGCGTGGCTTAACTGTTACAATAAACAACACAGGCACCATAGCTGGTGCTGTAATTAACTAGGAGTTTTTATGGCTAATTCAGCTTGGCAGGGAACAATACAAAACAGCACTGGCGATATAGTCGTCGGCGCTGAAATCTCAGTCTATGACGAGGGTACGGGAACGCTAGCGACTATTTTCTCTGATATCGGCGGCGCTGCGCTATCTAATCCGTTTTTCTCAGACAGCAACGGCTTTGCCCAATTCTACGCTGGCGCTGGTCAGTATCGAATCACGGCGACCGAATCCGGCTCTGGCTTGTCTCAGACATGGAGACACGTTCGCTTAGGCTCTGGCGGTTCAACGGACACAGGCACCGCTTCGGATGAAGTCCCACTAAACTCTGACCTAGCTGACGTTCTGCGTGATAGCGACATAGGTCAGACAGTGGCAGGACTATCATCGCCTGGCGCTACTAACTGGGATGGTGGAAACCTGTTAAATACAGCCCCCGTCCCTGTAAATGTGAATAGCGGCACAACTTACACCCTCCCCGCTGGCGGTAGCTGGGATTACTGGCTTCAAGGTTTTTCCGCTGGACAATTAATGGCTGGAAGCTGCGTGTCAGGTAGGGCGGCTGGCGGGAGCGAGGTTTACAACAACCCCGGTGCTGTTTTCATTCGTGGCTGGGCAAAGAGGATTTTATGATGATCAAGGTTCAATTAGATGTTAGTGGAAACTTCACGATTGACGACTACAACTACGCGCCAGAATGCGCCAGACAAGATGAGTATTTAGAGATAAAATCTCATTTCGAGCAGGACAATTCTGATAAGTTCGAGTTTCTGCCGTATGTCGCGCCAGTCGCACCTGAGCCAACAAAACAGCAGCAAATAGACGCACTGGAAGCGAAGCAGACAAAAAGAATGCTGCGCGGCGCTGTT